GATCGAGACCACGGTCAAGAACCATTCGCTGGCGAAGTACCCGAATAAGCCGCTGAACATGGACTGGGCGACCTACGCCGAGCCGTACAAGGACTCGTTCTCCTCCCTGCTGGAGGTGCCTCGCCCCGGGTTTCGGGACCCGACGCTGGCGAGGTACCTGCAAGCCCCCACCGAGGGCGACGGGGTGCAGAACGTGTACGAGTTCGAGAAGCAGCTTCGCCGTGACCCTCGCTGGGAGAAGACGAAGAACGCTAGGGACTCTTACCACTCGGCGTTTGGTCAAATAGGCCGACTGATGGGATTCGGATAATGGCTGTTACGCCTGACGGCAGGATTTTCGCTCCGATCTTCGCAGGGCAGACAACTGACGACCCGGCGGTTGTGGCGGCTATGGCCGCTAACCCGAACACCAGGTTTCACCCTGAATACATCATGTCTCACGGTGGGGGTTGGAAAGACCCGTTCACCGGCACACGGGTAGGCGGGGTCCAAGATTTCTTTGGTATCACTAGTGCTACGGGGCCGGGACTCAGCCCGGAGATGGCCGCCAGGTTCAACTGGAATGGCGAGCCGATCAACCTTGACGGCACTCCCCGTGAACCGATGCGGGTGAATACGAACATCACCCGGACTATCGGGGATACTTCCAGCTTTGCCGATGTGGCGCAGGAGTATTACGACCGCAACATAGCCAGGCATCTCGCAAGGGAGGAGGCCTACCTGTTCAGGGATTCACTTGAGGCGCAGGGCATTCCCATCGGGGCCGGCGGTGTCAGTCACACCCAGGTCCCTGCTGGTGGCGGCACCTCTGGTCTGGCGGCCTTAGCCCGGGGTTACGGCGAGGGGGAGATGAACCCCTTCGAGATTCTCGCCCGGACGATCGAGATGGCTCAGGAGATCGGTGCGACGCTCAACGAGGGTGCTCTCACCCGTGACGAGGTCGTGGGGTGGGCCACTGACATTCAGAACGCTGGGGGTGTGGCGTCGAAAGCCCGATGGGACATGCTGGCCGGCATCCGGTCGGCCATCCTCCGATGGCGGGTCGGGAAGCAGGCGATCTTCGACCATTACCCGGAAATAGCAGCGGCCGGCATCACTGTCGACGAGATCGAGCCGGTGATCGGCGTCGGGGGGGACCTCAACGCTTTCCTAACGAACCTGGGTACCGATGTCATCACCTCGACGAACGACGCCGCTGAGGGGCTTATAGCGGACATTGCGGACTCTTTCCCCTGGGCTGTCGAGCTGGGGTTCATGGACCTGATCAAGGGCCTGGTCATCGACGGTGCCGGCGCTGAACAGATCATCGCCGAAGTCCGCCAGTCCAGCCCGTACCAGCAGCGGTTCCCCGGCATGATCGGCCCGGACGGTATCCGCAGGTACCGCACCGAAGGTGAGTACCTGACAGCGGTGGAGGGCTACCGGGGTGTCCTGCAAGACTTCGGGGAGTACGACCGGGCGACCGACACTCCGATGAGCTATGTGGCCTTCATGGATGCCGGCATAGATGCCAACGAGCTAAAGGACCGGTTCGGAACATTTCGGGCGATCCAGGCCGGCTCGCAACAGTTGAAAGACGCTTTCTTCGTCTACGCCGGCATGACCGTCGGCGACGAGGACCTGTACCAGGCTGTGGTGTCGCCGCAGTTCCGGGAGGAACTCACCAACGAGTACGACGTCACGGTGGCGAACGGCACCCTGGACTACGACACGTTCATCGAGCGGGCCCGTCAGACGTCTACGGCAGCGGTCGTGAAGACGCTCGAGACGTTGGCCTCGAGGAACGCTACGACGGGCACCATGGTGTCTCGGATCATGTCGATGGATCCGGTGTACGGCCGGTCCCTGATCGCCTCCCTGTTCACGGGTGGCGACACTGCGGCCACGAACCGGACGTTGACCCTGGCCGAGCTGACGGAAGCGTTCTCGGCAGCTGTGATGGGGTCCGCTGCGACTGAGGCCGGTTGGGTAATCCCAACGAAGGACCGTTTGGAGGAGTTCCGGGCTGCCGGCATCGAGGCGTCTACCCTCCACACCCTCTACGAAAGTATGAAGCTCCGCACACCCGCTTTGGCTGGGATGGTTTCTCGTACCGGTCGTGGGTCGGAGTTCGGCCAGGAGATGGTTGAGCAGTCCTTCCTCGGGGAGAGCCGTGAGTTGGGTTACGCCCAGTCTGCCGAGGCGGCGTTGGGTGCCCGTGGTGGCGGCTTTTCTGCCACCCAGGAGGGCCGCCGTTTCGCCCAGAGGGGCCGTTCCCTCAGGTAGGAGTACACACTCCCTGGGAGTAGTTATGACCATCCCCACCCGTTATCCCCGGGGCAGGTGGGCGTAGGCAACGGGCGTAGGAGAAGACCATGACTGACTTAGACGGCTACGAAGACGAAGCCGGCAGAGAAAGCGGGTCAAGCCTCCGGCGAAAGCTGGAGGAGACACTGACTAGAGAACGACAACTCACCACCGAGCTATCCGGCCTAAAGGCCAAAGAGCTGATTACGGAGCACGGGTACGGGCTGGTGAAGATCGAGGACCTGGTTGACGTCGACCTGGACAAGATGAGCACGAAGGCTGAGGAGCTCCAACAGGAGCGAGCCGGCCAGCAGGCTGATCTAGCCCGGGACATGCTGGCAAAGCGTGGCTTGCAAGGCGTTGAACTAGACCGGGCGGTTGAAGACTTCCTGGCTCCTGGTTCAGGTTCTGGCGATGCGGCGGCCCACACCAGGGCGAAAGAGATGTCGACAGTGGGCGGTTCATCCGCTCCGCTGCGGGACGCTTCCGGTCTGTTGGGCCTCGACGCCATCGACCATGCCTTGCGAACTGGGCAGTAGCTGGCTCCTACCCCCACCCCTACATACAGGAGAAAGATAACCCATGGCTACGGGTTCACTCAGTCTCCTTGAGGCCGCCAAGTACGGTTCGACCACTCTGGGACGTGGCGTCATTTCGACGCTGATCCAGGAGTCGCCGATCCTAGAGATGCTTCCCTTTACGGGCATCTCAGGCAACGCCATCAAGGTAAGCGTTGAGGACACCCTCCCCGCCCCGGCTTTCCGTGACGTCAACGAGACGTACACGAGAAGTCATGGCACCGATACTGAGCGTTACTTCGGTTGCGCCATTCTCGGTGGAGAGGTCTTCATCGACAACTACATTGTGCGAGTCCAAGCTGACCAGGTCAGTGCGAAGGCTCGCCAGTACTCCAAGTTCGCCAAGGCGATGAGCCGGGTGTTCGACAAGTACTTCTTTGACGGGACAGGCACGTCGAAAGACTTCAAGGGCATCAACTCCCTGATCTCCGACGGCCTCGGGCAGACCATCACAGCCGGCGCCAACGGTGCCGCTCTGACGTTGGACATGCTCGACCAGGCATTCGATTCGCTGCGTTCGCAGTCGGCCCCGGATGCGTTGCTGATGAACCGCACTTTGCGTCGGGACATCAACACCCTGGCCCGTTCAACCTATTCGGGCGTGAGCCTGATCGACGTCGGCACCGACGTGTTTGGCCGTCAGGTCAACATCTACAACGGTGTTCCGATCCGCATCGTCGGCGACGACAAGGACGGCACCGCCATCCTTGGCTTCGACGAGACGCAGGGCTCCAGCTCTGTGGCAGCGTCGATCTACGCCATTGCCTTCGGCACTGACGAGAACGTCTACGGGATCCTTGGTCTCGGTGGATCGTTCGACGTGAAGGACTTCGGCGAGACCGAGGCTGCCCCTGGGCACCTGGGCCGGGTCGAGGTCTACCCCGGCATCGTCATCGCCAACAGCTTCTCCGTTTGCCGGCTCGCCGGCGTGACGAGCTAAGGAGGCTCTGACTAATGGCACAGGCCACACGAACCACAGGTCCCGGCACCCTTGTCCGGGACGCCCTAGCACCTGTCCTCAGGGCCACCGGCGACGTCTCCGCAGACGAAACCGGCTCCTGGGTGCAGGTCGACCGCCCTTGCGAAGTTCAGGTAATCCTGGAACTCGGAACGATCGCAGCCGGTGTTACCGGCTTCGACGTCGAGATCCAGGGTGCCGACGACAGCTCGGGCACCAACACCGTGTCTTACGGTCGATTCGCCACCCTCACGGGTGCCGACGACAACGAGACCAGGGTCCTTCACGCCAGCGTGTACAAGCCGTACATGCGGTCGGTGATCGACCACAGCGGTTCCGGCGCTTGCGGTACCACCATCAAGGTGCGTCAGCCGCATGACCGGAAGACCGACAGCACAACCGCAGGCGACTAGCGGTCCTCCCGGCTAACGGCGGTCGGGCCTTCAAGCCCGGCCGCCGTCGGCCCGTGGAAAGGTATATATGTCTAACGACAGCACGAACTCCAAGACATGGGATGTCACAGCTGTTGTTGAGAAGTGGGACCGGGCTAGCGACCACGAGGCCGGCCTTCCGCCGGACGACGTCGTTTCGGCGAAGGACAACCTGCTCCTCAATGACGGCATCAACCTGATGCTCGACCTCCTCATCGGGGCTGGTGGCACGGCGTTCACCAACGGCAACAGCTTCATCGGTGTAGGCGATTCGACGACCACCGCAGCGGCGGACCAGGATGCCCTCCAGGCGTCGTCAAACAAGTCTTTCAAGGCGATGGAATCCGGGTACCCGTCGGTGGCTGCCCAGACGGTGACCTTTCGGTCCATTTGGGCTTCCGGCGACGGCAACTTCGCCTGGAACGAGTGGACGATCTCCAACTCGAACTCCGATTCGGGAACCAACCTGAACAGGAAGGTCGCTGCGCTGGGCACGAAGGCAGCTGGGTCCAGCTGGACCTTGACGGTCACTATCACGGTTAGCTGACATGGCTACCCAGTACCCGACGACCCTTGATACCGCCACTCAGCAGCCGTCGCCTCTGGCGACTACTGAAATGGATGATGCTGGCTTTCTCCACGACGAGGTTCATACATCTCATTCTGGTGCGCTTATTGCGCTGGAAACGAAACTGGGTGTCGGCGCTACGACGGCTGCTACCGCTTCAACGAACGATGTTCTTGTAAAGCAGGCCGACGGCGATACTGAGTGGGCGACTGCCCCTGCGTCTACGCCTACGACTATCACGGTTGCTGACACGACGGATACGACCTGTTCGGTTGCTCTGTTTGAGTCGGCGACTGGTGACCTGGCTCCGAAGACTGACGGCGGGGCTACCTACAATGCTGGGACAGGGGTCCTAACGGCTACTGGGTTCGCTGGTCCTCTGACCGGGAACGTGACCGGTGACGCTTCAGGTAGTTCGGGCAGCACCACAGGCAATGCCGCTACGGCTACTGCTCTGGAAACAGCCCGGGACATCGGCGGCGTTTCATTCGACGGGACAGCAGCCATTGTCCCAGGCACCATCACTGTTGCTGAC